ATGAATGGTAAGAATAAATGTTCTTGCAGAATACCTAGAATGTACCGAGAAAGAGGTGTTTGAGGACGCTTATGCTGTTTCTTTTAATGGAGAGGACGTTCCTGAAATAGTTGAGGAAGCATATAGAAACTACGTTAAAACTGGAGAATGCCCTATATGGGTGCTTAATTATTTGTGTGAGTAAATATGAAAGGTTATTTAAAAAATCCTCCTTTGGTTTTAGTTAGATGGTTAGATTCTTATACTGACTCTGGTTGGTGTGATATCGAAACCGGATCTGGAGACTTAACAATTACATATGGGTTAATGATAAATAAGGACATCAATTTTGTGACTTTAGCTATGACATATGTGCCTTCTTTAAAGGGAAGTGCCCCTTATATAGGTAATCCTTGGTATATCCCTGTGAAAATGATTAAAGATATAGAGACCATACAAGAATCTGTATTATATATGGAGAAAATTACTAATGGCTAAGGCTAAGGCTCCATATGACCAAATGACAGAATGGGAAATTGCAGATACTAACTGGCGAAGATATGTACGTGCTAGGGATTCAGGGCATCTTGACTATGTTGAGATGGCTAAGAAATGCGATGAGTATTATAGGGGCAATCAATGGGACGAGTATGATAAGCAAAAGTTAGAATCAGAAGGCCGTCCAGCTTTAACTATTAACGCTATTTTATCGACTGTTAATTCTGTGTTGGGAGAACAGACTTCGAGCCGCGCTATGATTGATTTTAAACCTAAGCGTGAAGGTTCTCAGGAGATGGCTACTATACTCAAGAAGTTATACTCAGTCGTACACGACCAGAATGATTTAGACAGGAAAGAGTCACAGGTTTTTGCTGATGGGCTTATTCAAGATAGAGGTTATTTAGAGGTAAAAATAGACTTTAACGAGAACGTTGAAGGCGAGATTAAAGTAACCGTAGAAGACCCTCTTGACATATATCTAGATCCTGATGCTAAGGATTATGATCCTTCCAGTTGGAACGAAGTTATTAAATCTAGGTGGCTTTCTCTTAACGAAGTTAAAATATTATACGGCGAAGAAAAGGTTGAAAAATTGACCGGGCTGGTTCACGCAGATTCCTATTACGGTTCGGATTCTATTTATGTTACTGAGCAAAGGTTTGGGGATGCAGCTGATAGCCTGTTAACTGGTACTGAAGGAGAATATTCAGAACTAGACCGTAAACAAATACGAAAGGTAAGGATAGTAGAACGTCAATATAGAGTTCCTTATAAATGCGAGTATTTTATTAACCCTAAATATGGGGATGTAGCTTTGGTTCCCACGGAATGGTCGGAATCTCAGAAGGCAACCCATGAAATGAGATATGGGTTAATGCGCACTGAAAAAGAGTCTATGAAAATTCGGTACACGATAAGTTCAGATAAGGTAGTTCTTTACGATGATTGGAGTATCTATCCTTTCTTTACTATTGTTCCTTTTTTCCCATATTTTAGAAGAGGCCGTCCTTTTGGGATGGTTAGAAATTTAATCAGTCCTCAAGAGCAACTAAATAAAGTTAGTTCTCAAGAACTACATGTAGTTAATACTACTGCTAATAGCGGTTGGATTATAGAAGCCGCTTCTTTAGCGAACATGGGGGCTGCTGAATTAGAACAACGAGGGGCTGAGACAGGGTTGATTCTTGAGTTTCATAAGGGAGCTGCGCCTCCCATGAAGATACCCGCTAATCAAATTCCTACAGGTTTGGATAGGATAAGTACTAAAGCTGCTATAAACATAAAAGAAATTAGTGGCATATCTGATGCGATGCTTGGATATGATTCTCCTGAAGTATCTGGAATAGCTATTGAAGCTAAACAAGCTAGGGGAAAAACTCAGATTCAAGTGCCTTTAGATAATTTAAATAGAACTAGAGGTTTGATAGCTGAGAGAATACTTATTCTCTTGCAGACTTGGTACGATAACCCCCGTATATTTTTTATGACGCAGGGGGGTACGGAAACACCTGAAGTAGTAGAGATTAACCAATCTTTGCCTGATGGTAGTAAACTTTATGACATAACTGTAGGTGAATATGATATTTCAGTTAGTAGTCAACCCTCAAGAGATGTATATGAGGATGCTCAGTTTGCGGAAGCTATGGCATTGAGGGCAGCTAATGTTGTTATACCCGATGATACGATAATTGAGTATTCTCATTTAGAAGATAAAATGCAGATAGCTGAAAGGGTTAGGGAAATGACAGGTACTGCTCCCCCTTCTCCTGAACAACAGCAACAAAGCCAAGCTTTACAACAGTTGCAACTACAACAAATTCAATTGAATATAGAAACTCTTGCTACGGGCATAGATAAGATGAAGTCTGAGATGGCTGTTAATATGGCTAAAGCTTATACTGAAGTCCGTTCTGATGAGATGCAAGAGCATAAGTTGAAAGAGAAGATGATAGATGTAGCAATGAGTGAAGCAAATAACAAGACTAAACTAATGCAGACTATGATTAGTGCTGGTCAAAGAGCTGACGAAAAAGAACTTGAATCTAAGACTAGAGTAGAAACTGCTTTAATTAGAAACACCGATAACTTGCAAAGAGTTAAATTAGATGCAGCAAAATCAACTGTGGACGCTAAAGTTGATATTATGAAAGAAGCAAATAAGTCAGAAATTGAGGCTAATAAGGTTGCCGCTCAGATATTAACTGAAGGTATGAAACAGTCTTCCCGTAACCAGATAAAAGGTGATTAATATGGCAGATGCCGGAACTGCGCAAGCCCCCGCTGAAGAATCCACAGAAGAGTTTGATTCTGTATTGCAGTATTTTGATAAAGAAGACAACTATAAAGCTGATTCTGAAGAAAGAGGGGATGGTGGAGAAGGAGAAGGAGAAGAAGAAGCCTCTTCTCCAGAAGTAGAAGCCGCTCCAGAAGCAGAAGTAGAAGCCGCTCCAGAAGTGGTAGAAGAGGCTACTGTAGCGAAGGAGACACAGGAAGAAGCTCCAAAATCTCATATGATTCCTAAAGCAAGGCTTGATCAACAGCTCGCTAAAACAAGAGAGCTAGAACATGAGAATGTTCGTATTCAAGAACAGATGCGAATAATGCAGGATCAGTTTGTTACTCATCAGCAGCAACAGGTTCAAAGCGAGGAGCCTCAAACTCAAGATCCACAGTTTGATTTTGGTGGTAAGTATAAAGAGATGCAAGAAGCTTATATAGATGGGGAATCTGATAAGGCTTCTAATATATTTAGTGACATTATGGGTAATCAGCAGCAGGTTATTCAAGAGGGGTTCCAAAAGCAGATTAACAGTACGCTTGAGGCTAATAACCATAAAATGGGTATGGAACAACAATTGTCTGATGCTGCTAGAGAGATAGCGCAAGTTTATCCTGAGTTGGATATTGAAAAACCTGATACTTTTAATAAAGAACTCACAGACCAAGTTAATGAATTAATGGTTGCTTATAGTGAGTTAAGGAATGATAAGGGTATATATACCTATTCTCCAGCAGAAGCCTTAAAGAAAGCCGCATCTGTTTTTGCGCCTAATTTACCTTCTTCTTCTGATAAGGGTTCCTCCTCGGTAGAAAGTGGGGATAAAAATTTATCAAAGAAGATAAAGGCCGCAAATAACCAGCCTCCTACATTGCCGGGAGATTCTGCTACATCTCATGGGGAAAGAAAAATTAATCCTCTTACAATGTCTGAAGCAGAGTGGGAGGCGTTACCTCCAAGCACTCTAGCTAGATTAAGAGGAGATGTATAAGTATTGACAAAGCTTATATAATGTGTATATAATTTGTACCTTCGGGCGTTACTCTAACTGTCGCCGGGTTAGGCTCTAGATCAGAGTTAAAATGGTCATTTCGTCTCGGCAAACGATATTGCCGCGCTCTGCTAAGCTGGCAGTAAAACAGCAAGGGCGGTCTATGAAAATAGGGCGCGAATGGACTTTATTAACTGTGACAAAAGGAGTTTAGCCGAATGGCCCAAACAAATTTTGCAAAGCTCACAACTGAGCAGAAAACAGTTTGGTCCCGTGATCTATGGAAGATTGCGCGTAATAACGCCTTTCTTTCTCGTTTCCTTGGCACTGGTCAAAACTCAATGGTACAGCGTATCACTGATCTGACTGAAAGTGAAAAGGGAGCGCGAGCTGTGCTTACTCTTCTTACTGACCTAACCGGCGACGGTATTTCTGGTGACAACCAGATGGAAGGTCGAGAAGAAGAGATCAAGGCATATGATCGCGTAGTCGTTATTGATCAACTCAGGAATGCCAACCGTACAACGGGTAAAATGGCAGACCAGCGTTCGATTGTTAACTTCCGCGAACAGAGCCGTGATCAGTTAGCATATTGGCTTGCAGATCGTATGGACCAACTGGCTTTCCAGACGTTGGCAGGAATTCCATATACATATAATCTAAAAGGTGCAGCCCGTGCTTCGGGTACTTTCTCTAATCTTGATTTTGCGGGGAGCGTTAGTGTTCCTTCCGCAGCTCGTAGGTTTAATTGGGAAGGTGCTGTGGGGTCTGAAGCTTTTGGAACTTATGATATTACCGAAGCGACTCTTCGGGCTCCGTCATGGAAGTTGATTGTTCAGATTAAAGCTGAAGCTAAAGACAAATATATCCGTGGTATTCGGGGTAAAGGCGGCGAAGAGGTTTATCACGTCTTCCTGTCCCCGAAAGCGATGGCAATGTTAAAACTAGATTCTGACTATCTAGCTGCTGCACGTAGTGCTCTACCTCGTAGTAAACAAGGCAATGAGCTGTGGACAGGAACTGATGGACTTGTGATTGATGGTACGATGATTCACGAGTATCGCCATATTCCTCAGTTCACTGCTACTGTTGCGTTTGCTGGTATTGGTACTCCCGCAGTAAGTGGTTGTCAGATGCTAATTTGCGGTGCTCAGGCACTTGCATTTGCTGATATCGGTAACCCGGATTGGATCGAAAAATACTTTGACTATGATAACCAACGCGGCATTAGTGTTGCCAAGATGATGGGCTTTTATAAGCCTCTCTGGATCTCACCTGCGGCTGGCGCAGATGAAGATTTTGGTGTTATGGTCGTTAACGTTAAAGATAGCGCTTAATAGCTAGGAGATAAGATATGACTGCTTATTCAGATGCTTGGGGCGCGACCACTCCTCTAAACGGTGTGCGAGTAATTGCTGTCCCTGCGAAAGTAGGGGCTGTTAACGGATCGGTTTTTGTTGGTCAAGCTGTTGGGATGACTGAAACTGTTTCGGGTGTTACTTATGCAGCGGCTACTGGACTAGTGACTAACACCACGGCTGGTATTTTATCGGTGCGTGTTACGATGTTTCAGGAAGCTTCATCGGATGGAGTAGGTACTGAACCAAGTGCCAACTCAGTAGACCAAGCTGCCTTATAGTTTGGTCTAACGTAAGAAGGGAGGGGGTGTGATGTTTGCACCCCCAACCTTTCGTTAAGGGGATTTATATATGGCAACAGTCGCTCAGGCTATTGTTGATCAAGTTGAAGTTTTACTTCAAGACCCTTCCAATACTCGTTGGTCCACTAGTGAGCTATTAAATTACCTTAGTGAAGGCCAACGTCTTATCGTTAATTACAAACCAGACGCCAATACTAGGTATCTGGATTATAACTTGTTGGCCCCTACAGCTCCTCCTCCTGCTGTGTCTTATGCTCGTTTAGTGGAACCTTATTATGATATTTCTAAGGGTTCTCTGTTTGATGACTCTTCAGGCATCCCCGGAGCAGATCCACTAGCGTTACGGATAATAGATATTCCTCATAATATGAATCTGTTTTATTATCACAGGGGTGCTGTTGGTACAGATGATTCAATACGTATGACTACTGAAGAAGAGCTTTCAACACAGATAAAAACATGGTGGAGAAGTCAAAGCTTTACCTCAGATATTAGGCACTGGATGATAGATCCTTTAAGACCTACTTGTTTTCGTACTTACCCTCGTCCTGGTGGTTATAACGCAGCAGTAGTAAGAGTTAGGTACGCTAAGATTCCTGATGTTATGACAAGCCTTTCTAGCGATATTGAGATACCTGATATTTTTCAGACCTCTTTGATTGATTACATGTTATTCAGGGCTTATGGTAAAGACGGAGAAGCAAGTACTAATAACGAATTGAAAATGCAATATTGGAATCAGTTTATGACCGGCTTAACTCTTCAATCAGGTGCTGAAAGAGCTACTAATCCAAGAGCTATGGGTAATATGCCAATGCAGGGTGGTGTACCGATGGGAGGATAAATGGCTACTTTTGGAGATTATTTACCTTGGATAGCGCCTCATGTTCCTTTGGCGTCTGATCCTCTTATAGAGAACTCTTTTAGAAAAATAGTTATAGACTTTTGTGAGAGGACCTATTATCACAAATATGATTCGCCTGCGGTTAATGTTACAAAGGATGTTTCGATTTATAACTTTGTGGCTCCTACTGGTCATCAAAGAGTGCGAACTGAGACCGTGACTTATAAAAACGATAGTTCTATAATTCTTCAACCTGTAACTGAGTCTCAACTTGGTACATTAGACGGTGGTTGGATGGATAGGACAGGTACACCTACTAGTTATTTAGAGTGGGATATGGGCTCGTTAAGATTGTTCCCTACTCCTGCTACGACATCTACTAACACTCCCTTAATAATACGGATATCGTTAAGACCAGATGCCACAGCTAGTGTAGCGGGTGTAGCAGATGCTTCCTTTAATGACGTTGTGTGCAATGATAATTGGAGGATTTTAGTAGCGGGTACTCTTTTTACTTTGTTTAATATGCACACTCAGCCTTGGTATCATCCAAGCGCTGCTGGAGAGTATGCGATGGCTTATCAGCAGGGAGTGATTGACGCTACTACAAAAGCCTCTCAAGGTAATGTAAAAAGTGTTCGTAAAGTTAGATATGGAGGTCTTTTTACGCCTAATTATAACCCTAGAATATCAAGTACTACTTGGTAATAACCCATGAACTACGCCGGAGATAAACATGGACTACGAGATCAGAGATCTGGTCGAGGACGATATATTTGAATTTTTAATTTTAACTGAAGAGATGCATGCTAGTAATTTTGAGCACCAGCATGTGCCATTTCATCCTAAATCTATGGGCTATACTTTATTAAATAGGATTCAAGACCCTGACTTTTTTGTGAAGGGTGCTTTCTCTTTGAAACCCAAAGACGGGAAATACGTTGCAGGGGATCTTATAGGTTTTTGGTGTGGTGAAATAGATTCTTTCCCGTGGAATTTCCATAAAAAACGAATCTCTGAGCAGGGGGTATTTGTAACAAAGTCTCATCGTGGTAGTAGAGCGGTAATGTATTTATGGAAAGAGTTTATAAAGTGGTGCAAAGAAAAAGATGTAGACCATGTTGAAATGAGTGCAACTACAGGATTTTATCAGGGTTACCCTGATAAATTTGGTAAGTTGGCTCTAAAACATGGCTTTGAAAAATCAGCAGTTAAATATTCTCTTAGTAAACCTAAAGAGGGTTGGGGTGTAGAAGTTACTCAAGCTGAAATACAAGCTTCTTTATTGCCGGAAAATAAATAATATGTGTGATCCACCTAAATCTACTGCAGTAAAACCTGAGCCTCCTGTTTTTAACAAGAAGCTCATGGACAAGATGTTTGAGCCTAAGAAGACTGCATTGGCGCTTGCTGATATCGGTAAAGATAAACAGCAGAGGCATAAAGATATTTACAGGCCAGCAGAAAAAAAATTCCTTGAGCTTGCCGATAAAGATCTTTCTTACCTAGCTGGTAGATCAGCACAAGCTGATATAGAACAAGCAGCGTCTAAAACTCGCGCTGGTGGTTTTAGTGTTCAAGGAGGGCAGGGAGCAGCACAGATAGGTGGCCTAGCCGCCGCTTCAGCAGCAGGTAGCGGAGCAGCTTTAGGCGCAGCGGGAGTTGCAGATCTGCAAAGACGGGAAGGTATGAAGATGAACGCTTTGCAGCAGGCTAATCAAATACAAGCAAGTAACATGGCTTCTTTAGGTAGTGTTGCGTCTACTGCTCAAGGCGTTGGACTTTCGACAGCAGGTCAAATGGGCGACACTAATCGTGCTATTCAAAGATCTGCTTTTGATACAGAGTGGGGCAAACGTCAATCGAAGTGGAATTACCAACAAGAAAAGAGTCAGATGATGGGTAATGTTATGGGACAAGCTCTTGGGTTTGCAGCGTTTGGTGGTAAAGGTAGCCAATGGGGTGGTCTTATGGGTGGCGGCCAGCAGCAGCAGCAGCCGATGCAACAAAATTACAACATGAACCAGAACTGGCAACAGAACATGGTTGACCCAAACTGGCGTTATTAAAGGCATAAGCTATGGCAACAGTTGCATTTAATGATCCTAGTGTTAAAGGACTTCATGTTGGGTTTGAGATAAATGAAGACCCTGACCTTCGGACTAGAGGTAAACAGATAGTTTCTGGTGGTGGTACCACTGGCGAAATATGGGAATGGGCGGGTGATGGTTGGGAACGGTCGGGTATGATTGTCACGGGGCTGACCCCGGGTTCGACTACCTCCGGCACGGGAGGAGAGCTTTCTGATAGTGCGCCCGCCACCAAGAAGGCTGAAGATGGCGACACCCTTGCAACTTATACGCCTCCTCCAGATGAGGCTGATATTGCCCAAGCTGAACTCATACGTGGGGAGTGGGACGACTATAAAGCAGCTTACGGGCCTTTAGAAAACCAATTGAGAGACAGACTTACTTCTGGTGATTATGGTAAAGCAGAAGTTGATACTGCTCGTGGAGAGGCATTAGGGGAAAGTGGTACTGATAGAGCTATGCGAGATATTGAGCGTTATGGATATAGATTAACGCCTCAACAGCAACAAAGTCTAGATACTATGATGACTACAGGTACAGCAGCAGGGGGCATTCAAGCAGCGAACCAAACACGGGGAGCTATGCAACAGCAACAGATTTCTGGTTTGGGTCAGTTCAGTGCGCTAGGAAGAGGTGTGCAAGGCCAATATATGGGTGCTATGAGTCAAGCTAATGCGATGCAGAGTCAAAGACACGGGGCTAGAACCCAAAACACTATCGCAGGTCTACAGCAGCAAGAAATGATGGCTTATCAGAACGATTTGAATACGTATAACCAGCAGATGGCGGCGAAGTCAAGTAGCAATTCTTTCTGGGGTAGTTTAATTGGTGCTGGCATTGGGTTTGCTATGGGTTCTGATATAAGAGTTAAAGAAAATATAGAGCTGGAAGGTGAGTTTAAGGGCTTTAACGTTTACAGTTTTAACTACAAGGAAAGTTTCTCTGACCCATCAATTCGTCATATAGGGCTTATGGCTCAAGAAGTTGAAAAGAAAAGACCTGATGTAGTTATGGAGTTCGACGGAGTGAAATATATTATTTATTCTAAGTTGGGTTTTTCAGGGGAGTTTGAGTAATGGCTTCATATGGTGGGTTTAGAGGCGGTAGTTTCGGAAATGTAGCTGATTCTTTCTTCAAAGGCATGGAAATGCGGATGAAGCTGGATAAGTATAAACAAGAACAAGAGGAAATAGAAACTACTAAGTCTTTAAACAGTATCGGGAATTTACAGATGCTGTGGACAGAGCATTTGTCTGATCAACCAGAAGGCGTTACTAAGTACCAAGCCACCAATACTTTTGTACAACGTTATCCTCAGCTGGTAAACACTTTTAATATGGCTATGCAAGAGGCTGGTTACCACCAGTATGTAGCCCAAGGTTCTCAGAACGGTGGGATGAACCCCGAGATAGGTGCTCATCCTGTGTTAGATACGAAATCTGGAAAAGGTGGATTGCATCTAATTGGGGCAAACAAGGATAACGAGCCTGTTCCAGTAACAGGAGAGTACTTTAAGAACGGTGTAAAAATTCCGGGCAGAAGCTCTGACCCAGACGCTCCTGTTGCTAGATTTCACATGGGAGACATGTTAGGAAGGGCTTACGCTTACATATCAACAATACACGGAAGACCTTCTCCTTATAGTAGATTGAGAGTTGTAGGAGAGATGTCAGGGTTAAGAGTAGGAGCTGCTCGTCCAGCCCCACCCGGACAGACTCCTCCTCTTCAAGTTAATGCACCGCCGTCAGCACCGGGTCCACAGTCGAGTTCCGGCGACCCGGCAGTTACTACTCCTAGTGCTGGCGGCGGTGCAACTATAGTTGGAGGCCAAGTAGCAACTGCAGGTGGTTTTGCGGATGTACAAGAACCTATGCCTGATGTTCAAGGACCAGTTCCTACTGCAACACAAAAAGAAGTAGTTGCGGCTAATACTTTTATAACGGATATACAGACTCAGAGAGATTTTAATCAGGCTAACCCCGGATTCATTGAGCAAGTAGGTAGTGTTATCGGAGCAGGTTGGGATGCTGTTACAGGTTTATTTGAAGGTGAGCCTTCGTTAATTAGTGACGAAGGACATATCCTTTTAAGGAGAGATCCACGACAAGCCCGAGGCGCAATTAGGGCGACCCTCGGAAGAGCAAGTCCTTCTACCCTTCCCGAAGGGCAGTACTTTAACTCAACTACTGGGGAGATAGTTACTTTATCTCCTGATCAAGTAACTGCGATGTTATCTAAAGACACTGGCTGGGCTTCTGACGAGCTCCGCGAATTACATGAGACTCGTCTGTCTTTACGTGAGCAGGGTATGACTGCTCAAGATGAAAACCAAGTAGAGGTAATAGATGAATTAAAAGACGAGTACCATCGTGCTGGTTTAAAGATGGAAAAGATAGGAGCAGCGAGAGCAGCAGGATTAACTAAAGCACAATATGATAAGCAAGAGTTTGAGAGACAGAACGCTGCTCTTGTGAATAACGTACAGACAAGGGATGGAACAGCCAGTAATGCATACGAAGCTGAAGCCGCTATCGCTGATGGTACTCCTGTAACTGGGACAACCCCAATAAACAGTATTCCTGACGCACAAGCGGCAATAGCTGGCAATCCAGCTAAAAACGAAGTAGTTAAACCAGCTGCAGTTGCTTTGGTAAATAACATGTTTTCGGCTCCCGCTGCAGATCTTAAAGGGACTTCCCCTAAAAGACGGCTTGTATTCGCTGTTGCAGCAGCTAACTTGGGCCTCTTAGGATCACCTGACCCACA